CGCATCTCGTACAGGCCCGACTCCGCCGTGCCATCGGCGTTGAAGAACGTGACCCGCAGGAAGCCTTCGTGGAGCACGGCCTTCAATTCCTCATGGCGCCGCTCCTCCGCCCGCTCCCGCTCGTCGGACTTGCGCTCAAAGAGGCCGAAGAACCCACTGGCCACCGAGAGCCCGATGCCGATCGGGCCGAGCCCCCCGAGGCCCTTGAGCCCGCTCAGCTCGCTCACGATCCCGCCCCCGGCGCCGAGGATCCCCGCCGCGCCGCCTTGCTTCAAGGCCCCGAGGAGCGCGACCGCTTCCGCCGCCAGTCGCGCGGCATCGAGCTTCGGGGACTGCGCCTTGGTGATCGCCTTCTCCAAGTCCTGGATGAAGAACTCCCGCGGCGCGAACTTCTCGGGCTTGAAGGCGGGGCCCAACCCGCCCTCGAGCTTCGGGAGCCCGCTCCCGCCACCGACCAGGCCGCGGCCGAGGCCGGTGCCGAGCGGTCGGCCCTGCACGTCGAGACCACGGTCCAGCATCGCTTGCGCGGCGCGCAGCCAGGCCGTGGCATACAACGCCCCAGCCTCCCCGCCCAGCTTCTCGAAGCGCGCACCGAACTGCCGCTCGCCGAGCGCCAGGATCTGGAGCTGCACCTGCGGCGACAGGAACTTGATGCCCTCCATGAACGCCTGCGCCGTCTTGATGCCCGCCTTCTGCGCATCGGCCTCGAGCTGGACCTGCGCCTCCCGGAACAGCGTCCGCATCTGGGTGACGTTCGCCTGAGCCTGACTCAGCCCCGTCTCGGCGAGGGCGATCTCGCCCGGCGTTGGCAGCTGGAGAGGATTCCAAAAGTTGCGAAGCTTGTTCAGTTTGTCCTGGGCTGCGGTTTGCGCGGTGATCGCGTCCTGCAGTTCGTTCGCGAGGGCGACGAGGGGCTTCCCGCGACCGGCCACGTTGCGCCAACTCTGGGCGAGTTTCTCGTTGGAGGTCTTCAGACTGTCGGCTTCGGCGCTCGCGAGTCTGTAGGCCAACGCGATGGCCCCGATCCCCGCCACCGCCCCGATGACGAGCGCCTGCCCACCGCCCAATTGCAGGAGTCCGGCCGCCACGCGCCCCATCGGCCCACCCATCCCCGCCGCTTCGAAGGCCAGCGCGCGCATCCCCGTCTCGGCCGCGCGCAATCCCGCGCGCGCACCCGGCCCCGAGCGCCCGAGCTGGGCCAGTCCGGCGTTGGCTTTGGCCAGCCCCGCTGAGAGACCGCTGTCGGTGAGGAAGGTCCGAATGATGACGTCCCAGGCCATGCGCTATGCCTCGCTCAGGTCCGGCCAGGCGACCCGGGACAACTTCGCGAGATCCATCCCTCGCATCGCCACCGCCCCCGGGTCCACCGGCTGCCCGAGGTTCATGCCATCGGCGACGATGAGTTTATCGCGCACCTGGTAGCGCCCGGTCCGCTCCACGCCGCCGACGAACTCGTGCCACGTCATCTGCGGCACCATGTCGGGGTGATGTTTGTAGCGATCGGCATACTCCCAGACGAGATCCATCACACTGGGAGCCGGGCCCTCGCTCGTGCGTGCCGTCTTGGATCTCGCGATCACGGGGCCGCGGTAGATACGGGCGTCGGTGTCGGGACCTGGACCCCGGTACGCCCGGGCCGGAGCAGGTAGATGAAACGGTTGATGAGATTGATGAGCTCCATGTAGGTGATGCTCGGGCACAGCTCGGTCACCCGCTGCTCGGTGATGCCCGTCGCCGTGGAAAACAGTTCCCACACCTTGTCGAAGTCCTCTTGGGCCTCGGTGTCGTAGAAGGCGTGGAGCAGGCCCTTGATCTGCAGGCCCTTCCGCCACGGGATGGAGCGCCCGGCGATCTTCGCCTGGTTCGGGAGTTCGACCTCGACCTCGAAGGTCGCGTCGCGTAATTCAGCGTCTGGCATAAGTCTCCCAGCGATGAGAGGGTGAAGTTTGCATGGCTGCCCTGCTGGTGAGGGCGAGCCGGTAGGTACAGCTCGAGGATGTCGGTCCCGCGCCCGGTGCGCGGGGGAAGGAAAACGTCAGTCGAACGCTCGTCTAATCGAACCTTAGAATGCCTCCCGTCACGAGCTGGTAATTCAGGTCGTAGTCGGCGTAGCCGTCCGAATCGGCGTGGCCGATCGGTTCCTTGATCGCCAATTCTGCGGCCAGCACCTTGATGCGATTAAACTGCGTGTTGCCGGCCGTGAGCGCGAGATTGCGGGACGTGTTCGCCTTCTTGTCCGCGTAGGGATCGTAGGTCGCGAGCGCCGGCACGCGTGCCCGGATCTGGAAGCTCGGGTCCACGTCGGCGAAGTCGATGCTCGCGATGCCGTCCGTCCAGGACGTGGGGCCGATGTTGCCAGACGTGAGGGCCTGCGGATCGACGCCGATCAAGTCCAGTGTAGCGCTCTGCCAGTCCGGGACCCACGAGCCGATTGCGAGCGCCGTGTTGACGAGCGCGATGGGATCCGTGGCGTCGTAGGTGATGCCGGGCAGTGTGAGCGTCGCGGGCTCCGTGAGCATCGTGCCCATCATCACGAAGTGGTGGATGATGTTCTCGCCCACCAGCATGGGCCAGTCGAAACGGCCGCGGCAGCCCACGACCTTGTAGATCTTGCCGGCCGCGTAGCAGTACAGCGTCGCGGATCCCTTCGTGCCCGACGTGACGGGCCCGTAGTCGAACATCAACGTGCCGTCCACTTCGGGCAGACCGCCGGCGATATAGAGACCGCGCGATTCGGGCGGGGCGTCGATGCCCGCGCCTTTCGCCTCCCAGAAGACCTCGATGCGCACCGTGCGACCGCGCGCGATGCCGCGCTTCACGGGGATGATCGATCCGGACGCCGTCTCCTTGCGGTCGTTCTCCCAGAGGTAGCCCACACGGATGTTGTTGAACATCCGCTTGGCGAGGCGCAGGCCATCCGTGCCGACGACGGGCACGGCGTCAATGCCGTAGAACCCAGCTGGCTCTTCCTTGACGAGCAATCCGTCGAGTCGGAGGATCTCTGGCATACGCTATTCCCCTTCCTCTTCGACGGGCGGGGCGGGCCACTCCGTCGGCGGGTCCTCAGGGCCAGCAGGCATGGTCTCGCGCGGGCGTTCTGTGGGCACTGGCATCGTGAGCCTCCTAGAGTCCGTTCTCGCGATCATCCACCGGGATGCGCATGGTGCCGGTCTGGTAATAGTTCGGCGCCTGGCCGTCGACATAGTAGTCGCTCAGCTCGCCGTCGATCGAGTTGTCCTCCACGGCCGCGCCGAACACGCCCCCCCCAAGCCCGGCCAACCGGTCGACCGAGCGCAGAATGCTTTCGAGCGCCAGCTCGATCTGCTTCCCAATCGCCGCCGGGTCCTCGCCCGTCGCGACGTAGACCACCTCCAGCCAGCACCGCGTATCGCGCTTCCCCTGGTCCTTCGCCTGCGTCCGAAACGTGGTCGGGTAGAACCCGATCGTCGGCTGCGTCGCCCGCTTCGCGATGATCACCTCAGCCGTCTGCCGCTTGATGATCGTGGCGGTCGTGGTGATGCCCGTCAGGCTTTTCGCGGTGACCAGGGCCACCATGTCGGTGGCGAAGTTGGCATTCAGCGCCGCGAAAAACTGCTCCAACGGGTCATAAATCACCGACTGACATCCTGCTCGAGGAGCTTCTCGATCAGCCGGATGATCTGCACTCGGTCCTCGAGGAACGTCTGCTCCGCAAACGGATTGCCCGGCACGAAGCCAAGGGCGCCCGCCGCCCGACGTGCCTTCAACTCCGCCGCCCGGGTACTCCGCACGGCCAGTGTCACCCGTTCACTGACCACGAAGCCGCCGCGCATCCGATTGCGGGTCACGGTCCGGTTCCCGATCTGCGCGCCCTTAGTGCCACGCCCGCGCCCGCGCGCAATGACCTGGTGACCCCGCGTGACGAGATGTCCGTAAGACACGCGTGCCCCGATCTCCGCCTGCACCCCCTGGATGAAGCCCTGATGAATCGGCTTCGCCCGCACGTCAAAGCCTCGAGACAGTTTCCCGGAACGCCCTCGTGGCGCCCGGGACTTGAGCTTCGCGGCCGTCGGGGTCAATGCCCGGGGCGCGATCCCGAGTAGCGCCGCCCACCAGCGGGCAGGGACCATCTTGCGCCGCGCCTCCTCGGCCCCCGTCACGACGATCGCCTGCAGCGGCGCCGTCATCAGGCCAAGACCTCCGTCGCGCGAATGAGCATCTCGCGGCGCCGGCCGTCCGGATCCTGGGGCGGTGCGGTGATCGAGAACTTCTGCGCCGTGCCCTTCAACCCGAGCCGCCAGCGCGACGTGATCGTCAGATCGCTGCGGTGACGCATCGTGATCAAGTAGCCGCCGTCCGCGCTCAGTCGCCCCTCCGATCCACTCGTGCCCTCAAGACTGCCCCACGATTCCCCCTTCACCGTCCAGACCACCGTCGCTTCGCCGGCCACCACTGAGTCTGATGGTTCCTCAAGCGTGAACAGCCGGTCCAGCTCCCCTGCCCGCACGGCCATGTCAGGCTCCCCTACCGAATCAGCGCGGCCATGCCGACGTAGGACGCCAGCGTATCGGCGCAGTTGTACGGCAACGGCGTCACGATGTTACCGATGTTCACAGGCTCGCGGTTTTGAAAGCGATGCCCGACGAAATCAAGCAGGGCGTCGCGAATGTCCTGGGGCACGTTCTCCGCCTCCGCCCCGTAACCGGCGGTGAACTCGATTTCTACGGCGTCGGGACGACAGGCCGTGCTGGGATATTCTTTGTTGAGCGCCGGGTATACGCGCCCAGCGGGAACGGGCGCTACGGGGCCTGCTGGCGCGTCCACGACGTAGTCGCTCGAGGCCCACGTCTGCAGCACATCGTCGGGATCCCGATACTTCACCGAGACGACCGTGAGCAACGGTCGGGGCCGGAGGTCGATCGGCTCGCGATACCACGGGAAGCGATCGAGCTTGAGCTTCCACGTCGCGGTGATGAGTTGGATCCCGGCGCGGTCCCACTCGCCACGAGCGCCCACAATCAGACGCTCGATCACATCGTCCTCGTCGGCCCATGTCACCCGCAAGTGGGGCTTCGCGTCACCGACCAGCAAGGGCTCTATTGTCGGCCCTATGACGAGCGTGGGGCGCCGCACGAGATCTGTGGGGTGGGACTGGAGGGGCCAGGTGAACGGCACCGATTACTCCTCCTTCTTCCGCCGGCGCTTTTCCTCAGGCGGGGGCGGCTCCTCCGCGACGGCCGCAGCGACGGGCGGTGGCTCAGGCTCGACCGCCGCGTCGGCAGGAGGCTGCTGCACGATCCGACCGTCCACGACGGCGAGCCGGAGTCGGGCGACCTCGTTCTGGGGGATGACCGTACCCGCAGGGGCGAGTAACTCCGCCGCCTCCGACGACCCCACTTCGACCACACGCAACCGATCGCGCGTAAGCAGGAGCCGACGATCGGCCACGAGCCCGGTGACCTCCACCTTGGGCCGAATGATTTCCAGCATCAGCGGTAGATCAGGACGAGGGAGAATTTGCCCGCCGTGAACGCCAACGTGGCAATCACGAGCGCCGGGTTTCTGGCGGCCGTCAGCTTGACCGCCGTCGAGCCCGTCGCGTCGGGGATGATATCCTTCCGTCCAGCGGTGAGCCCGGCTGCCGCCGTGGCAGCCAGAATATCGGCCGCGCCTTCCGAGTTGAGCGCCATCGTGCCGGTCGCGGACGCGCACGACGTGATGACGTCGAGATATCCGCCGATGATGTTTGACCCGTTCGGAAGCGGGCCGTCATTCCCGCGCAGGACGATGGTTCCCGTCGCTCCGCCATCCACCGCGAAGTCGTAGAGCCCTTCCCACACCTTGATGCCGCGAATGCCTTCGCCGATAGCCATGGCTATTCCACCTCAGTGTAGGTCAGAGCGCCATCGACAGATGTCGCCGCTGAGAGTTCAAGGTTCAGGAGCTGGGCCGCCACCCCTTCGAACCAGCCGGCGGGGTTGTGGGGCAGGGCGAGAACACCGTTCGCCGCGAGCGACATCTGCCCACTGAGCGCGGCGCCACCGGCGCCGGATTCGAACCGGAGCGTGTTGGCCCCGCCGCTCGCCACGACGAACAGCGACAGCACGCGGATCTTCCGGGCGGCGACGGCCGCGACGAGGGTGTTGTCCCCCAACGTCGCGGCGTCAATGATCGCCCGCTTCGCTTCACTCTGGATCGACACCGATCACATCGACGTGATGACGACGAACGCGGCCGGCCGGGTGTAGGTGATCGCGGCCCGGAGGTCGGCGCGGAGGTGCACCTTGCCCTCCGTGAACTCCGTCCCGATGAAGCCGGTCTGGATCCGCACCCCGCGCCGATCATCGAGGCGCGAGAAGTTGGCGAAGTCCCCGATCGCGAGGGAGTTCTGCGTGATGCCGTCCGAGACCGCCACCGGCGTCCCGAACAGGCTCTGCGGGGCAACGCCCTGGAAGGGGTTGCCGAACATGAACCGGCCTTCGTTGTCCTGGGTCAGGACGATGTCCTGCCAGTCGTTCGGGTGGGCGATCGCGCCGCTCGGGTTCGCGCGGCCCGTGAAGCGCACCAGCGTGAGCCCCTTCATGAACGCGACGATGCCCATGTCCGCACCCTTGGCGAACGTCTGGATGCCCACGACGTTCAGGAGGCCGCGGAGGGCGGGCGGCGTACCAGAGCCCACCAGGATCTGCGAGTCGAGCTTCTGACGAAGACCGAACCCGAGCCGCTGATCCAGCAAGCTGGCCACCTGGGGCTCGTCTTCGATCTGTTCGTCGGTCACCGGAATGGAGTCGGTGACCTTCTGGACCGGCGAGGTCTTCTGCTCCCAGACGAACACGGACTCGGCGTAGGCGACGCCCTCGGCCTTCTCCGCCGCGCCGTGCGTGCGCGTCGTCTCTTCCATGTACACGAAGGCTGCTTGCCCGATGGGGAACGTCGGAATCAGATCGAGGACCTGAATCGGCCGCGTGGCCTTCTCGACCAAGAGACCGGAGCGCACGCTCTCGGGCGGGAAGCCCGCCGCCGTCTCGAAGAGCGTCTTGAGTCCGATCTCCAGCTGGAAGGGGATGTCGGTGCGCGACTGCCGGGACGCCTTGAACTCTTTGCTCTCGGCGTACATCCGGCCCCACGACTTGGCCTCACCGCCCGCGGGCGCCGGGTGCTGCGCGCCGCGGTAGGGCGTGCTGCGCTCTTCTTCGCGGTGCGCGATGGAGCCCTTGATCTCATCGAGCTCGGCGGTCTGGAGCTTCGCGCTCAGATCATCGCACTCGCGGTTCAGCGCCTTGATCTTGCCGAGCGCGTCGTCCGCGTTGGTCGCGCCCAGCTTCTCGAGGACGGTCTTGCGGGAGAGATCGAACTGCTTGCCGTCCTGCGCAAGCTCGAACACTTCGGCGGCGAGCTTCTGCTTGGCCGCGAACTGTTCGCGCTGCTCGACGAGCGACGTGGATGGTGCGGGCATGGCGTCGGACTCCGGCTGGTGCCGCCCGGCCCGCACAAGCAAAAGGACCGGAAATCGGCGGTTGCCCGATTCCGGCCCCTCACAAAGGCCATGCCCTGGGTGGGCACCCTACAGCGCCTAATCTATGCGATGGCGCGTACCGACGCCACTACCGCCAACTTTTCCCGGAACACGTTGGCCCAGCGACACCGGGGGCAGACATAGGAGCGCCTGGGCTCGCCGGCGAGGGCGGTATCCGCCACCGCCTTGAAGACGCCGACGAGCTCGACCGGGCGCTCGGCTTCTCCGATCACATAGCTGCAGCGGTGACAGCGCAGCTGCTCAGCCAACGCCGAGCCTCCGGTTCGTCCGCTGGAACTTCTCGAACTCTTCGACCGTCGCTTGCTTGAGCGCGGCATCTGCAGCGATCCGCGCTTCTTCTCCCCGCTTCGCCTCTGCCACCCGTGCCGCTTCGGCACCGGCGAGGGTCTTAGCGTCGGCCGCCGCCTTCTCCTCCGCTGCCCGAGCTGCCTTCGCCGCACAGGGCGTGCATGTTTCGCCCTCGTGCGACTCCCCGCAGCCGTCGCACTTCATCGAGACGGTGCGCGTCCCGATACCCGCCCCCATCAGCACCGGGCTCACCTCGAACGGCTCGAGTTTCTTGAGCACCCGGAACGCCCCCTGCTTGACCCACTCTTCTGCTGCGTTCTCCGCATCCAACACCCGGAAGCCGAAGGACCATTCCTGGTCCGCGCCCAGTTCCTTGAGCGTCTGAAACGCTTCAGCGCCCCGGGGCGTCGAGAGGAAGAACTTCCCGTCGAACATTACCTTCTCCCCTTCGACGTGCAGCGTTCCCTTCCCGACTGGCATCTCGCCGAACATCGCCCCGTGGCCATACCCAGAGAGTTTGACCTTCGCGCCGTCGGGGACCGCACCCGTGAGAATCACCTCGCGGTCACGATCCACCTTGTTGAGCGTGGCAATGACGGCCTTCACTTCGCCCTTCTCGGCATCCTTCACTTCGAGCGCGCCGAACGCCTTGATGTCCAGGGCGCGCTGCTCCGTCGGCGGGCTCATGATTCC